ACGATGATCGCGTTTGGGATGCTGCGACCCCTGATGAACGTGATCGCTTCGATCTCAATGATCCCTTTTTCCTGCATAAGAGAAAGGTACGAATCTTCAAAACGACGCTTACGATCGTTATTACCACGATCAGTTCGTTTGCTGCCTAGCAGAAAACTCATGTTGTCCTTGATCGGCGCTATCCATGGTTCCATCTTTTCTGCCAACGTCCCGGGTAAAAATCCGATCTCTTTGCCCACAGGTTGAACTGGCCTTGAAACGATCAGTTTATCGTAACGAGGCGTAGATCCGATCCCTCTCAATTGTTCTAAAGCTGCAGCTAATGTCAAACATGTCTTGCCAGTTCCTGCAGGACCCACGAGCGTCAATAAATTGATGTTCGTGTCAAACAACAGATCGAACGAAAAGCTTTGTTCCTTGTTACGTGGCTTCAAACCGAACGCTTGTTCGATTTTGCTGACTGGGACGAGTTTCTTTTCGGGTTCAATGTATTTTCCTATCGCAGATTTCACTGTTGAACCGTCTTGGGTCGCCTTCATCACCACAATTTGATTTGCGTATAGCTCTTCGTTGTTTAACTTTCCATCGTTCACCTGCAATGACAATTTATCGTAGAATTCGTCTACGACCGCAACATCGACGTTGACCAACGACACACCGCGATAGAACTTTTCAGGTTCTGGCACTGCACGCATGTGGAGGTAATCCTGACACTTGATGTTCAGGCTATCACACTTGATTCGAACGTTGATATCCTTCGAAACGAGGATCGTGTTCGGTTCTTTCTTCAGCAGACCAATCACTGTCGCAATGATGAAGTTATCGACCTTATTTTCACCGAACTCGATGGGAAGGTACTTCAAATCAGTCTGCGATGCTGAAAGAACACGAAGTGTACCGCCACCGCGAAGGCGAACGCCATTAACAAGAGAGCCAACGTCACGCCTAAGATCGTCAAGCAGGCGATTAACGTTCCTCGCATTTTTTCCAACATCGTCCTGTCTGTTCTTTTGTCTGTCTAGCTCCTCTAGAACCGCCATCGGAATGATGACATCGTTGTCGTTAAACGAAAAGATTGACTGTGAGTCGCTAAGCAGCACATTTGTATCAAGAACGAACGTTTTTTTCATATCACACTCACTTACACACATGTACATTTTACTACCGATTTGTGATAATCGGCATTAAGAACATGGGAAATAAACACTTGAACGTCTTGACAGACGTTACGTGTTACGATGCGCACGAGAAAGCCGGTATCAATTGTGAACGTCGTAGTTGTCCAAATTGGATCGACCATTCCGTCAGCAATAACTGCGTGATGGTCGCTACACAACATGGAAAACACACGTTGCAAACAATTGGACAAATCTACGGATTGACCAGGATGAGAATATGTCAAATCGAAAAGGAAATCATCGACAAGATCAAAAACGTCAGCTAACCTGACCCTCATCGACCTTCTTCTTCGGTGCGTGCTTGACAGGTTTCTTTTCCTGTTCAATTTTTACCGACTGATCTGCCTGTAATTCGACCTTCGCATCGATAGGTTCAACGATCGGTGCATCCTGAACTGTCGATTGTTCTGGTTCGACTTTTTCTACAAGAACCTGTACTGGTGTGGGTTGAGTGACGACACTTGGTACATCATCGACAACTGTCGTTACCTTGATCCTTCCGTCTCTTGCACAAACTGTGTGTTGTGCCTTTGGGTCTAGACCAAGATCTGCGACGTCTCTTAGTATTGCTTTCGGTGACGGCATTACGTCAGTAATTATGGCACAAACGACAAACGCCCCCGTAGGGGCGTTCGAACGTATCTTTACGTAAAGATCAGGCTCCTGCCTGTGCCTTCGCAACCCTCTTCTGTTTACGAGCGAGACGTGTGCCGGTATCAAATGCGATAGACAGTTTCACGACTTCGCTAGCGCAGGCCTTCAAGGCTCGAAGGCCTTTTCTGATTCGAGTGCCTGCAGCAGCGGTACCTGTTGCGTTCTTCTGCACATCGTGCTCCAACGCGTCGACGAGCGTCTTCAACTCGCCCCACTTTGCGAGCAATGCATCAGGAGAGTCAGTACTCTCAAAGCCGGCGGCGACCGGTGCGGTCTCAGTCAGTTCAGCGGATTCATCAGACATTTTTCATTCCTCCAGCGCTCTACAATACAATACTGTCGCACGATGTAAACTCGTGTAGTTCAATGTGACACAATCGAGCGCTTGAATTCATCTGGAAACATCCTAGAGTTCGAACTGAAAAAATATCTCCAGTCTTCGTCTAGGATGTACGACACAGCATAGTCTGATTCATTCCTGATACTACGCCCAAAGGCTTGAATGATAGATTTAGCGGTTTGATATGCGTACCAATTCGGATCAGCCTTCATTCGCTTTTCCACCATCTTGTCACCGATGTATGGAAACGGCATCTTACACAGGATCTGAAATCTGCTTTGATCATCACGAAGATCGACGCCTTCTATCATAGAAGGAGATACCAACACGGTTGGTTCTGTCGATGACATGTGTCGTTCTAGAATCTCAGTTCTGTTTCGAGAATCGTGTGACAATAGACGTGGAGATTTGATTGCATCGACAAGATATTGTGCAATTCGAAAATTGACGCAGTGAATGATTCCCTTGTCGTTCTTGTGCTCGTTGAGAATGATTTTGACAGCGTCAGCGAGTACTGGCAACGTACTATCGATGTACTTCATCGACATCTTCCCGACCGGCATGTAATGAATCGGTTTGTTCTCGATCGCAAACGGCGATGGAATGCTTATGAATGCAACGTCGTTTGGGTTGATTCCCACCGTCGAGCAGAAAACGTCCTTGTCAACGATCGTCGCAGACATCATCAAAACACGATCACCAAATCGAAACAACGACTCATCTGCATACGGAGCAACATCGATTGGTTTGAACTCGAAGCGACTGTACTCTTTATCCTTCACAAATGTTTTTGCAACGTTCATCACCCACATCGCAGGATCAAACGCAGCCTGAAAACGATGTACCTTACAAAGGTGCATGTCAAGCGTCGTGTGTTGTTTCGTAAGTTCTGCGATCGGCTTTCCGATGACTGCGTGCTTTGCGATCAAAGCATCGAGATTCTTGACTGCCTTCGCAAGGGCAGGTTCGTACTTTTTCTTGATCCAAGACACCACCTGTTCAGGTGATTTGCATGCTTTCGGAAGCTTACACTTCAACATCTCACTGGCGAACCTCTCTGAGAATACGATCTCAATGAAACTCGACAATTCAGTCGGAGTGTTGTGGCATTCATCGATGATTAGAAGCCCACGAGGTTCTAGTTGTTTAGCGTACGACGTTTCTGCTAGAAAGAATGCAAAGTTTGTGATGCCAACAGGCGATTGAACGAACTTCGTCTTATCACAAATGTACGCGCATCCCGTCTTACACGTCTTCCAGAACTCTGTGCCAGAGAGCGACGAATTCATCAACATTCGACGCGAATCAGCACACGTCATGTCACCGTAAAACGTACAAGTGTAGTTTCTACTGGACTTGAGTGACACGAGACAATTCTTTCCACTCGGACCAAAGTCACCATCATATTGATCCTGCAGAATTTTCTGCGTGGTCAAGATGTACGAAGATGACTGATCGTGAGCCTTGAGGTACCGCGCGATGGTCAATCCAGTCGCGCTCTTACCACAACCCGTTCCCATCTCAAGCAACACGAAACGTTTTCGCTTGTTTATGAACGCATCGAGAGCGAATTCGATCGCTCTCTTTTGTTCATCACGAATGTTATCAAACGGAAAGTGTTCTGCGTACGCGAAGGGCGTGCCCATATCACAAATGTACTACATGTAAACGCAGAATTCAACCGATGATCTGATCAGCAAATCCAAATGAAACTGCATCAGATGCGGTGATGTACTGATCGAATCCTTGCGCCATGATCTTCTCGAGTTTGGCACGTTTAATCTTCGTTTCATTCAACATACACGTGATCAGCTGTTCTTGCACTCTGGCCAGCTCTTCGACTTCATTTTTGACATAAAAGATCGAACCTTGAAAGCCGGAACTTGCTGAATGAACCATTAACCTCGCGTTGCGTCCTATCATGCGTTCGCCTTTCTTTCCGGCCGCCAACAACAGAACGCCGGCTGACATCACTTTTCCGATCGCAACGGTGTGAATTTCACACTTGATGTACTTCATGATATCGTAGATTCCAAACATTTCATCAATGTTTCCGCCGTATGTCGAGATGACCAACTTGATCGGTTGATTGCTCTGTTCTGCCAAAAACATCAACTGCTGCAACACGAGGTTGCTTTGCGATTCTGACAATTCACCGTGTAACAACACCGTGCGTTGTGACAACGATAGGCTTAAACCAGAATGTTCAGAAGCATCATCATGCAAATTTGCCACATTTTCGATCTGTCGACCCATCACTTGTTCTCCAACGGGTTGGTGATAAATGCGTCATGTGCAACCTCACGAATAGTCGTTGTGATAGGCACAAACCAATCGCGGTTCTCGAGTTCAAGCGCTAACAAGTACAACAACACCACCCTTTGTCTGTCTGTCACCTCAAATCGAGAGATTTCACGAGCAATCTGTCGACACGTTTCATTTTCTTCAGCTATCTTATCAGACTCAAGACTACCATACATCTGCGTCATAGCAATGGTTCTCCACGTTCAAAATTTTCAACCATGAACGTATTTGTCCCAAGAATGCGAACGTACTTGCCGTGCAACACGTTTCCTTCTCGTTCCTGCCTTAACACGACGATCTCACCCCACCTACCATTGACATAGATGAACTGTGCCAATTCCCACGTCGGCAAGTCAGCGTCGCTCTTCTCAAGAATCTTTGTCAACGACTCTGGCAACGAACACTTCACGTCATCGATCGTGATCAATGATGCCATCTCTTCACGACCAGCAACAATTTCAGAACGTGAAATTTCTGTCACCTTGTGCACACGCATGCAATTTGGACACTGTGCATACTTCGTCCGACACGTATTATCGTCGTTCACTATCGAACACACCGTGAATTGATGAAGCGGAGGATTCGCAGCCTTCTTATACTGCGGCAATACACACCGACATTCTATCAGGTGTTTGACAGCAAACATCACTTTTTCTTAGGTGTCGGCTGCGTAGCTTCGCTTGCGGCGTCATGCAATGCCAGCGTCACTGTCTTCATGAAGGAACCGTTCGCTTTGTTGTACCCTTCAGTCACCGACGCTGTGATCAATGCGACGAGGCGATTCAATGCAGCGGGATCTATCTGAATCTGCTTTGACGTGACTGCACGCGTTACGTTCTGTGAAACTGTGTCTGAAATCATCTCTGAAATCATCCACGCAGCCTTGTTCAACCTGTCCTTGGGCGTCATGATGTATCTGTACTACATACTTAATCGCAGTAAACATGAGAACGCTTAAAGAGCAATACGCCGTCAAGACGTTGAAGACGAAGTTGCGCAAGATCGATGAGAACATGTTGTTAGAAGGACCTGACCGTCTGATAGTCGAAGCGTTCAACAAGCAACACATGGCTGCTGCGATTGACATCGTTAAAAAGTTGAAATCATTCAACTTTGGTTCATTGTCATCATTGTCAAGCGCCAGAGACGCAGCGATCAACGACGTGACTGCTGTGCTAGCTGGTGACAAAAACGTTGGCATCGTTAGAAGAATCGTGAACCTGTTCAAAAATCGCAAAGAAAATCCGCTTCTTGACGTTATCGCATTCGCAGATGCAATGAAGAACTTCTTCGAACAGTTCACTCAATACATGACAACGTTGAGCAGCGATGATCAACAGACGCTAGCGACCGTCGTCACTGGAAAAACACCTGAAGAACTACGCAATGCAGAAACGATCACCGGACTAGCTGGTGAGCAAAAGAAGCAGTTACAAAACCTGCATAAGATCATCACGAATGGGTTCAAACCGTCAGGAACGTTAGCGAACGTCAGCAAAAATTGGATCGACAAATACCTCGGAGGTCGTGGTAACCTCAAGCAGCTAGCTGGACAGATGATGGCGATGAAGGTCAGCGAATTGAAACAGATCGCTGTCAACGTAAGCGAATCTCTCAAGAACGTCGGGGCCGTCGGACAAGCAGCAGCAAATGCATCAACACAAGAAACGATCACTAGCACCGGGTCCACAGGATCAGAACCAACGAAGAGTCCAGAACAAGCACAAGGTACCGCCGATACCAAGGCAGCAACCGCGACAGGCACAACACCAGTGACAGCGTCTAGCGAAGCATCACAAAAGCACTACGATGCGATAAAAAATCAACTCACCGGTGTCGATCAAAACACTGCGATGGCGGTCATCAATGCACTCGCCGGAGCTGGCAGGTTGAAGTCAGTGAACACTCGTATACGACAGTGATTTGAGAATCTTAAAGCACCTATCAGCATAGAACGAAACAACGTTACTTAGAATTGCAGGCGCATCATCGATTACACCGTGATGCGCCGCTGCCTTTATCGAACGAAGTACTGCGTCTATTGAGGACGAGCGCAATGAAAAGTTACGATCGTCTGTGATTCGCATGATCACTTGCTTCGGAAGCATCGAACGTACACGTCTTTGTATTAATTGCGACTTCTCTGTCGATTCCAACAACGCTCTAGTCGATAACGTGTTCAGGTGCGTTTTCACCTGCGACGTTGTCTTGGTTGAAAACATCGATACATGATCATCACGTATGAGAACCTTGTCGATCGTCGAAAATCGTGACAGACCAACAGTAGAAATCAATTCACCTTTATGTTCCGTCACAGGATCGTGACCGGCGACGACCGATATGTCGACGATCGTGTTGATGCCATCCAGATCAAAATCAACGATGAATGGAACGACGTTGATCGTTCCACGTGTGTAGTTGACCTTCAACGTATTCAACACGTCATCTGATGCACCTCTGATGAACAGCAACACATGATCATGACGATCAACGCACTCTGTCAACAATCGATTGATCTCACCGACTGACTCAATGAAACCGTCAATACACGCGACCCAAGGATTTCGAAACCAACCGCTGATTTGCCAAAGAGGTTTAACATTGAACGTATAACCATCGATGATCTCGATCGATGGCACGTTCGTTGTCTTTTCAATGACGATTCTACCGTCAAATCCTGCGTATTCTAACGCAACGATCATCATCCGTTGTAACCACTCTTCTTTGACATACGTTTTTACGTACTTGATCAAGTCGTCATACGTAGCGTAATTACCAACACTCGTGGTTGAATCTGGTTGCTGACCGTATGATAGATTTCGTATACGATCTACGACCTTTGAAAAGGCACCCGGACATTGTCGTTCTGCCTTGAATGCATGGTCGACGATAACCTTTGCGATATCGTCATGTTCGAGCATGACCGTTGCCTCGAGCGTAGACTGTGAACTCAATCCAGACTTCGTCGCACAAAGAACGTGTCCGGTGTGACAATGTCTGTACAGTCGATCAACGTTATCACACGCTAGGCGTACATCAGTGAATCTTGACGTGTCCACTCAAGACATCGTACAACAATTTACCGATGAGTGTCAATAGTGCGCCGCCGGCTGTAAAAACAAACCACTTGAGTGCAGATTGCACCTTTGAGGTGAACTTAACCAACTCTTTAACTTCGTGTTCGACTTCATCCATTTTTTTCTGCGTCGATAATGTCTCTTTTGATAACGTCTGCATCTCGACTTTCGTGTCGTCGTCGCGACGCTGTATCACCTCGATGTCAAATTTCATCTTATCGACGTGTTGTGTCTTGTCCTTGACGTGTTCGATTTCTTTGACTCGGGTGAAAAGTCCATTTTCTGGATCGTAGATGGCGGTGTGAATGTTGTTCACCTTAGCTTTCATCTCTTCTTGACTGACGACAAGCACCTCGACCGTGGCTAGCATCTTATCAAATCCGCCGTTCAAGGCTGGAGCGGAGTTGATGCGCTCGTTCATCGAAACCAGCATTTCAAACATCTGCTCGTTGTGCAACGGTGGTGTTGATTTCTTGGATGTCATCTTTCGTGTGCTCGCGCGCATCTCAATGATCTCTATTTATCAAGTTCGATTTGGATCTACTAGATCCGCTTCATTTCTAAATACTTGAAATTTGACAAAGATTTCATATAGAAAAAATTGAGTGTACATTTCATAGTCTCCTGATCAGAATCTAAAATGCTTGGTAACTCTCTATTTGGATCAAATCAACTAGTACCGCGTGACGCGAACATCGTGTACGTTTCTGACATGTACGTACAAGACACCACTGGCGGGGCTGAGTTGACAGGTCAAGCTTTGCTTGATAGCAGTCCCTTCAAAGTACACACGGTGTACGCTAAGCAGCTGACGATGGCTCACCTTGAGCAAGGGATGAATGCATTTTGGGTGTTTGGGAATTTCTCTCAAATGAACCCTCAGCTGATCCCCAGCATCATTGCGAACCTCAAATATGGGATCGTCGAGTACGACTACAAGTACTGTGAATTTCGTTCTCCTGAAAAGCACCTGACAGTCAAGGGTACGCCTTGTGACTGTCACAACAAGACCATCGGAAAGATGGTCTCAGCGTTTTTCTACGCTGCTGAACATGTGTGGTGGATGTCAGAACGACAAAAAGAACGTTACACGACAATGTTCCCGTTCTTACTCGACAGAGAATCAACTGTGTTATCTAGCGTGTTTTCTGCTGGAACGCTGTCAACGATCAGGTCGCTAAGATCAACCGCAAATCCCCAGCGTTCTGGCTGGTTGATTCTCGATAGTTCGTCTTGGATCAAAGGCACTGATGACGCCAGGCAATGGTGCCAGTCGAATGGGAAGCAATATTCGACGATCAAAGACATGCGTTACATCGACGTTCTTTCAGCCTTGTCAAAGGCTGAAGGCCTTGTGTACCTTCCAAAGGGTGGCGATACGTGTCCTCGATTGGTGATTGAGGCAAAGTTGCTTGGATGTCAACTCGTCATAAATGAAAACGTCCAGCACAAAGACGAAGAGTGGTTTGCAACGTCTGACGTCACTCAGATTGAGTCGTATTTGATGACAGCGACGTCCACATTTTGGAACACAATCGCGCTGTGCATCAATCATGTTCCGTCGATCAGTGGTTACACGACAACTTTGAACTGCCTGAAGCAACAGTACCCATTCAAAGAATGCATCAGTTCGATGTTGGGATTCTGCGATGAGGTCATCGTAGTCGACGGTGGTTCAACTGACGGAACGTGGGAAGCCTTACAACGTATGTCTAATGACGACGCAAGACTCAAAGTGCATCAAGTCAAACGTGACTGGTCCACAAAACGAAGCTCACTTTTCGATGGCATGCAGAAAGCAGAGGCTCGAGCACTGTGTACGTCTGAGTTCTGTTGGCAGATGGATTCAGATGAAATCGTACATGAAAATGATTATGAAAAGATCAAACACATGTGCAAATCCCTTCAGAAGGGAATCAATGTCGTGTCCTTGCCGGTGATCGAATACTGGTCATCGACCGAAAAAGTGAGGTTAGACGTCACTCCGTGGAAGTGGCGTTTGAGTAGAAACGTGCCACGGTTCACACATGGCGTCCCCGCCAGGTTACGAGCGTATGATGCTGACGGCATGTACGCGTTGCCCGGTACTGACGGTTGCGACATGATCGATCGTGAGACTGGTGAGCCTCTCGAGCACGTGACATTCTACACTCAAGACGTTGACAAACTGCGATTGGCAGCGCTAGCAGGAGATGACAACAGTCGCAAGCAGTATGAACGATGGTTCAATGATGTTGTGAACTCTATTCCTGCAGTGCATCACTATAGTTGGTTTGATCTTACGCGTAAGATCAAGCTCTACAGAGACTATTGGCAGACTCATTGGGCAAAATTGTGGGGTCAGGATATCTCTGACACGTCATCGAATAACATGATGTTCGATTGCCCATGGGCAGAGGTTTCTGATGACATGATCGCCGATTTAGCAAAACGACTTAGCAATACCGGTGGGTGGATCTGGCATAAGAAATGGGATGGTTCAACCACACCATGGTTGACAGTGACAAAATCAGAGCCCGGCATCATGACAAGGGGACGACAGTGAAAAGAGTACTCATTCAGGACAAACTAACATCGATCGACGTCGATCCAAAATCGATTTCGTTGGGAGAATTCGACTACATCGGTGAGTTCACAGCCAAACGTGAACGAAAGCCCGGTGATTTGAACTATCACTCTGTTGGAGCTTTCTACAGAGCGAATTATGAACGTGGAATCTTGATCTACAACCTCATCAAGCAGTATCGATTGTCATCAATGCTTGAGATCGGGTTTGGTCGAGGCTATGCGACGTTTTGTGCAGCCAAGGCGTTCTATGATGCTGGGATCATGCATGGGAAGATAACAACCATCGATCCAGCGCTTGATCAGAATTACTTGAATGCGCTACAACGTGTGTTTCCTCGAGAATGGTTTTCATTCATCACATTCATCAAAGGTTCATCTGCAGAGGTCGTTCCTACGTTAAAAGATCGTTTCGATCTCGTGTACATCGATGGTGATCATTCGTACTCTGCGACGAAAACAGACTGGGAGAACGTCAAACTCAACTTTGATAAGTTTTGTCTCTTTGACGATTATCACATGCCATCGAAAACTGACAAAGGCACGATTGAGTGTAGTCGACTGATCGACCAGATCGATGCTTCATCTGTGTCATGTGACGATCCTGAATTGATCATTCTCGATCGTCGTATGTTCTTTGACGATCGAAGAAAGACCGACGATGAAATCGATTACGGTCAGGTGCTGTTTACGAAGCGAGGAACATCGCTTCACAATGATTGGTGAACACAATGTCCAATCGATTCTGTTTCATCTCTCCGATGTTTAACGCTGGTGAGACTCTGCATCGGATGTTTTACTCCATCGCTGCGCAATCGTATGAGAATTGGCGGATCGTCTTGATAGACGACGTTTCATCGCCTGTTCACATGAGAAAAGAGGCGGCGTTCTTGTGGAACGTCATGTATGATGAACGTTTCAAGGGAAAAATCGATGTCATCTGGAATTCTAAGAAGCGTTGGGAAGTTGAGAACGTCTTGTTGGGAATTCGAAGGTGTGATGATGACGACATCATCTGCAGGATCGATGCAGATGATTGGCTTGTCGACAGCGATGCACTTCACATATTGAACATTGCGTATGAAAATGGTCACGATGCCGTGTGGACTGCCCATCGATGGGGTTTTTCTGACAGAAACATCAGCGCACCCATGGTGATTGGGGCAGATCCGTATGTTCATCCATGGGTGTCTAGTCACCTGAAGACGTTCAGACGTTCATTACTGACAGGAGTACCTGACGTTAACTTTCGTAACCAAGTGGGAGATTACGTACGTCGTGCCGGCGACCAAGCGATCTATCTACCGGCACTCAAACACGCAACCAAACCAGCGTATGTCCCTCGTGTAATGTATCATTATTCGATCGATGATGCTGATGGCACTGTGTATCAAACTGACGATGCTCGCATGCAACGTGACGAAGCGTTATTTTTGCGACAACGTAATTACGTTTCTGCCGGCCCAAGTTGGGAGTCTGTCTTGAAATGACAAAGATCTATCTCAACAGAGAACGTGTGACCAAACCGTGGGGCGGTGGAGCATGGTTTGTGAACGCATGTCACGATCACTTGACAAAGTTCGATTTTGAGGTTGTACCTTTGTCTGCAAAGCCTGATGTCATCTTGTTAGCGGGCCTAGACGATGAAGGAAGCGGAATCTCTGCAGAAAAAGCGATAGCGTACAAGATCATGATGGCCGCTAGCGGTAAAAACGTTAAGATCGTCATGCGCGTGAATGAGAACGATGCACGCAAAGGTACCACAAATGTTGATGCTCGCGTATTATCGCTTCTTTCAAACGTTGATGCAGTCGTATTTGTGTCATCGTGGTTACAGGCTTACTATGCATCAAAGGGGTATTCCGACAAGTCTACAGTGATCGTCAATGGCGTTAATTCAAGCTCGTATAAACCCAATACAAAATTCAACAACGGTAAATTGAACATCGTAACGCATCACTGGTCGAACAATCAGATGAAGGGATTTGACGTTTATGAGACGATCGATCGTTTCGTCGGTGCATCTGATGCGTTTTCGTTCACTTACATCGGTCGTCATCGAAATACGTTCAAACACACTCGAACGATCGAACCTTTGTACGGAGATGCACTAGGTTCAGAGCTTGGAAGGTACGATGTGTACGTTTCAGGTTCACGGTGGGATCCAGGTCCGAATCACGTGTTAGAATCTATTGCATGTGGGCTACCAACGTACGTACACCGTGACGGTGGCGGTTCAGTTGAGTTTGCAGGAACCAAGTTTGCATACTCATCGATGGATGAACTAGTTGGAATGTTAAAGACGTCGTCTACCGCTGACGTATCTCAACAAAGAACGATCGTCAGGCCCTGGGAGACCTGCGTCAGCGAATTTGCAAACTTGATGAGGAGTCTATGAGCGTTCGATTTTACGAACTGTTGGAAGCGAAGATCAATTCTTCGTTGAAGAAAAACGTTGGTCTAAAAAAGATGACCAAGGATGAACTTGCCGTCATACGTAACGAAATCTTCAAAGACGTAGAATCAACGTTCAACCACGGAAAACATCGTCTTAGCACTGAAGCGTGTTGGTGGTTGACGGACATGTACTTCAAGTCGATCAAGATCAACGAACAATATTACATGAGCGATCAAGTCGTGATACACGAAAGGACGATGGATGATCTAACGTTTGATGACGTGATGTTGTTAAGTTCGTTGTACGACGACCATCCATTCGGAGAGCAACTGGTTGAAGACAGAAAGAGGAGATGCATGTCATGAAAGAAAAGAAGTCTATCGATGATGCGTTGGTCGAATTGATCAACACAAAGATCAAGGAAGCAAACATCACGACAGTCGATAGAACGACGTGCATGCAGACGTACGCCTTGATCTTTGATACGTTGGTCGAGGTGATGTCAAATGCAAAGATCAATCTCACGAACGAATCGATGAACTTCCTAGCACAGTCATACTATGACTCTGTACGCGTTAACGGTAGACAACAACTCGATCCGAACATCTTTACGCAACGTGCGAAGTTAGAGAACATCGAGATGAAAGAAGTTGCCACCATGTTCATGTTGCTGCGAGGAACTACTACGTCACACGAATTGGCGTTAGAGATCAAGAGACGATCGTGAAAGTACACATCGACAACGTGTTACTGACCGGTACTGCCGGAAACACAGGTCCCAATACTTTTGCACGTCGATTGATGATGGGTCTCTTCGAAAATGGGATCGAAATTGTCGAATCTGGGACCGATGCGGACGTATCTATCGTGTTCATCCAGCGTTCCGGTGCACCACTAGCGAAGAAGGTCGTTCAGCGACTAGACGGCATTTGGTTCAAGCCCGACAATTTTATCGCCAATAACGCGAAGATCGTTGAGTGTTATAACATTGCAGATGCTGTCGTGTTCCAATCGAAATTTGACGCACAGATGGTGACTAAGTGGTTCGGTTCAAAACGTAACTCGATCATTCACAATGGAATTGACATCGAAAAACGTGTCGAACCGTCCAACGAAGCGTTGACCGCGATCAAGTCTCTACGACAGAAGTACTCAAGAATATTCGTTTGTTCGTCTAATTGGCATCCACAAAAACGGCTAGCAAAGAATATCGAGCTGTATCTCAGGGTCAAGAAATCAATACTCGAACCATCGTGCCTAATAGTGATGGGGTCTAGACCTGATGTTATCGTGACGACGAATGATATCATGTACACAGGTTCCGTATCACACGATGATTGCTTGCACGTGTACAAGAATGCAGACTGGATGTTTCACCTGGCATGGGCAGACCATTGCCCTAACGTCGTGATAGAAGCACTGTCGTGTGACCTTCCTGTCGTGTGTTCGAACGTCGGTGGCACCGCAGAGCTCGTTGGCAAATTTGGTCTAGTCGTCGATGACCAGCAATACGATTTTGATCTCTTCGATTACGACAATCCACCTAAGATCGACGTCACCAAGGTGTCACTCCCAGAAAAAACATCACTCGGAAAACCCGGTGTTGATGTGAACATGAAAAGGGTTGTACAAGAGTACGTTCAATTGTTAAGGTCACTACTGTGAAGATCTTCATCATGCAACCCAACGAAGGATGGATCGTCGATCGCTTCGTTGACGAATGGAGACAATACTCGGGACTCCACACTGTCTGGAATCCATATGATGCTGATGTGATATGGTTGTTGGCGGATTGGTGCTTTGATCAGTTGCCCATCTCTTTGTTGAGAGATAAGATCGTTGTCACGACGATCCATCACATCGTACCCGAAAAATTTGATGACGCCGCACGTTCACAGTTCGCGCTACGTGATAGCGTGACAGATCTGTACCACGTTTATAACGAGCGGACGTTAAAGTTCATCTCTGATTTGACAACGAAACCGATCAAACTTGTGAAGTATTGGGCCAATCAACGCATCTGGCGTCGGACGATGTCCACTGAGGACGCAAAGCGATCGTTAAACATCGCTGATGATTTGTACGTGATTGGAAGCTTCCAACGCGACACTGAAGGAAATGATTTGATCTCACCCAAACTCGAAAAAGGTCCTGATCTGTTTGTTGACGCCGTTTTGAAGATCAAACAACGACAGCCAAACGTGTTCGTTCTATTGGGTGGATGGAGACGTCAATACGTCATCAGTCACTTGAAAGAAAATAAAGTTCCGTACATGTACAAAGAGGACAACGATCCACGAAATCAGCCTCACGTCAACAGAATGTACGAAGCGTTAGATCTTTACGCTGTCACCGCCAGGTATGAAGGTGGACCTCAAGCGTTGTTAGAGTGCGGTTTAGTCGGAGTTCCTACTGTTTCGAGGCCTGTCGGAATCGCTGAACAGGTCTTGTCAACCGAGTCGATCAATGACGACGTTTCATTAGCAATTCCACACATACCGATCATCGACAAACACACGTTTTTACCACACGGTATGACACCCTACATTGAGATGTTTCAGGACGTAAAATGGATGAAATAGAGTTTCTTTTTGTGACTTGTTGTCGAGATGAGTCTCGATTTGAATTACTACAGACCGTCGTCTCAAACATCAGTTCTCAAGCTAGCGATGTCGTAGATAGAATCACCGTCTTTGACAACGCTTCTACCGTTCCAGGAACGATCGATATGTTGAAGCAAACGTTCAAACATGTCGTCGTTTCTGATGCAAACGTTGGATATTGGTCAGCGATCAATTGGTGGTTACGTGACACTGATTCCACCGGTCGACCGTACACGTACATCATCGAATCTGACATGGTTCACTATGATTTTGCAGCCCTGACTGACGCATCAGCATTTTTGACGGCATCTCCGTCAGTGGGATCTGTCAGAATGCATGAATACTCCATTGAATTGCGACACCTATACGATAAAGATCGACCAAGACCTGATTCTCGAAGGAGCCTGTGGCAATCGCACACCAATAAAGTCACTGGGAAACAGATAGAGTTCATCGACACAGGAACGCGTATCTGGAAAACGACGTTTCTGACACAGTTGCCTGCCTTAAACAGGAGGGTTGCGATGAACGATTCGTTTACGTTCTTGCGTGAACAAGGCGACTTCACAGAGTTTGATTTCCAAAGACGATACTGGCAATCGTACCAATCGACTGGCATCCTTGACGGTGGAGCATTTCACTGCAACTTAAACCCGTACGGTTCAAAGGGCGTGACCGGTTCATGGACCGATCCCGAGACGTTGAAACGAATCGGATATCTCCCGACGCGTACGGCCAACATTATTGATGCATCACATGTACGTGCCGTACGTGTTTGATACCATGTACGTACATGAGCAGCAACTATCTGATCATCGGTGGTACAGGATCTCTCGGTAAAAAACTACTGCATCGTTTGTTATCGAGAGGACATCACGTTGCATTGTACTCACGTGACGAGGCGAAGCACTGGACGATCAAGAATTCATTGGCGAATGATGTCAATCGTGACCACGTCGTATACTACGTCGGTGACGTCCGTGACGTGGATCGACTTTTTTCTGTGATGATGGACTTTAAGCCTGATCATGTTATCATCGCTGCTGCGTTGAAACATGTCGATACGTGTGAATTATCGCCTGACGAGAGCATCAAGACTAACGTGCTTGGAACGTTGAACGTGATCAACGCAGTCCAACGTCGTAATGGATGCGCACGACATCCCATCACATCAGTATTGTTGGTAAGCACTGACAAAGCGTGTTCACCGATTAACGTGTATGGCATGTGTAAGGCAACGTCAGAGCGAATCGTGACAAGCCAGCGTTCGAACAGAACAAAGTACTGCGCAGTCAGGTATGGAAATGTGCTAGAATCGAGAGGAAGCATCATCCCTCTCTTCAAGTACCAGGCAGAAAACTCAGACACGTTGACTATCACCAACCCAGAGATGACAAGGTTCGTCATGACGTTGGACGAAAGCGTCGACCTGATCGAAGAAACTATCCACAAAGCTGTTGATGGTGAACTATGGTTACCCTCCCTACCAGCGATGAAAATCGGCGATCTTGCTGAACTGTTCGCTGAGCGCTATAACAAAAAGATCAGCGTCATCGGCATGAGACCCGGCGAAAAGATTCATGAGGACTTGATCAACGAATCAGAGTCAGTGAGATGTAAACAGCACGAAAACTATTGGCGTATGCAACCATCGTACTCGCCGGTTCATGGTAATCCTACACCATGGTCATACACGTCAAACGATAGCGTTTTGTCAAAACAAGAGTTAAAATCGTTGTTAGAACGCTTGAAGATCTTTGATCGAACGATTGACTCTTTCAAGGGTCTACAGATCGAAGAGATCGTTACAAATAGAAAGGACAACTGCCTGTGAACCGATCGTTGCCTTTGTTTAAGGTTAACATCAATCCTTCTGCAGCCGCTGCCGCAGTCCGTGACGTCGCAAAATCAGGATTCATCAATGAAGGTGTACAAGTCACTCAACTGACAGAGTTTCTATCGAGACGTTTGGGTTCTCAAAAGCTCTTGTTGACAAATTCATGCACGTCAGCGATCACATTGGCCTTGTACCTCGCTGGCGTACGATGCGGTGATGATGTCGTAAGCACGTCTATGACGTGCGTCGCGACGAACACACCTATCGTCACCTCTGGAGCGTACGTCGTTTGGGCAGACATCGACCCCACGACTGGTATGATCACAGCTGAGACCGTCGAAAGTGTGATCACCGACAGGACGAAGGCAGTCATCGTTGTAGCATGGGCAGGTTTGGTACCCAGACTGTCAGAGTTAAAAAAGCTGTGTTCTGATCGTGGAATCGCACTGATCGTAGACGCTGCGCATGCATTTGATGCTGATTGTGGTTCAACGAAGATGCATGAACATGCAGATTTTGTCTGTTATTCGTTTCAGGCGATCAAACATTTCACTACTGGCGACGGCGGGGCCCTGGTCTGTGCAGATGACGATGATTTTGCACGCGCAAAGAAACTGAAGTGGTTTGGCATCGATCGTGACTACTCGAAAGATGCAGAAGGAAATTGGAAAGCGAAACAGTGGGACGTTCCTGTCGATGAGGCGGGATTTAAGTTCAATATGAACAACATCTCTGCTGCGATCGGTCTCATGAACTTGCGAAACATCGATAGTGTCATTAGCGCACATCGTCAGAACGCAAAGAGGTACACGAAGTTGTTCAAACAAAGGTTTAAGGCGTTAGGAATCGAACCGACAGTCAAGACATTGAACGTCGATCCTGAGACGACGCCGAGCTACTGGGTGTACCCACTGACAATCACTGATAAGTCTACTGTCACAAGAGACGAACTGATCAGCGAACTAAATGCACGTGGAATCGGTGCCGGTGTTGTCCACGTACCGAACCATCACTACAAGGCGTTTGAGCGATACGACAAGTATGAATTGCCCAACACGCTCGAATTTTCAGACAAACAGTTCAACCTTCCTTGTGGCAAGTGGGTTACGAACGCAGACGTTAAAACGATCGTTGACGCTGTCATCACGATCACGACGAGGAACAAATGACATCATACTCTCTTCGACGTGTCCTCGACGAGGATCACAAGTTCTTGGTCGAACTTCACAACGATCCGCTCGTCTTAAGAAACATCACCAATCCGACTCCTATTACGATGGAGCACCACTACAAGTGGTGGAATTCGATCAAAGACGATCCTAGACAGGAACGCTTGATCTTCACCGTCGATGGAGAAAGTGTAGGTTTCACAAAGTTCTACAACATCGACACTGTGAATGAAAATTGCCTCTTAGGAGCAGACATCCATCCTTCTAAGAGGGGAAATGGATACGCTAAAGAGATGTGGAAACTCATGGTCGACAGATGTTTCAAGTATCACTCTCTTTACAGAGCGTCATTGACGACTGCAGAATTCAATGACGTAGCACTGAAGGTGTACAGAGGATTGGGTTTCATCGAAGAGGGTCGACTAGTGAAGAGCCTCAAGCGTGATGATGTTTTCTATGATCAGATCTGCATGTACATGTTGAAAGACATGTGGTTCAATAAGCATTGATGTCAACCCGCGTCTTCGTCGGAACATTGCGCTGCAATGAAGGCGATTATGATCGCTGCATTGATGCAATCAAGAACCAGAAGAACGTCAACGTGACTCACGTCGTGTTTTCCGACCTTCCAGAAAAAGAGGCACACAATCGTCTATGGCAAGCCTGGCGTGACGTAAAAGATCAGTATCAGATGTTCGTAAAGGTCGATGCTGACACTGTACTGTACAACGAGAACGTCCTAAACGAACTGTGGAAATTGATGCAAGAAAATCCACGAGTGACTGGGATCCAAGCACCATTACTCGATTACTTTACGATGGGTTACATCAATGGCTTGAATTGCTTCAGTCCAAAGGTGACGTTCCGTGATACGGTTGATACGTTGTTCTGCGATCGAGGCGTCGACGTAGACCATGACATCGTCATAAAGGCAAATTCTGTACCAGAGACGTTAAGACCCGCCGGCTGGCACTGCTTCCATGCAACGCCTGTACAGGCATTTCATTATGGTCTTCATCGTACACTCAAACGTCAGACATCAACGATGGCACTCGTCAGACAGGCGTGGTCAAAAACTCCAGACACGTGTAGAACATTTGCTCTGTTAGGTGGTATGATGGCAAAGACGATCGGTCCATCAGAGTGCAATTACACTGATGAAAAATTCAAATCGGTTTTTGACGCTGCCTGCAAGAATTACGATCGTCTCTACGAGGACCTGAAAACACATGGATGAAATCATCGACGTTGTCGATAGCATCGAGTACACTCGATCTAATTGCTTTGCACATCAATTGCATAAAAGCATAAATCGATTGGGCATCAGGACGGTGCAGCTCAACGACCTCGTTCATGAGCCACGGCCTCGAGCTGTCATCTCTCGTCTAAAACAACGAACGTTACAACGTCGAATCAGTGACGTTGCATCTTGGGCGGGAGACACACCGTTCGTAGTGTTTGATCAGGATCCATGGGAAGCGTACAGAGATGGATCGCCTCACAAGGGATCGTACGATACGATCGCTGACAATCTTAACGTCAAGACGTTTGCTGTCACCACAAAATGGTGGACAGATTTTTTGAACGATCGAGGAAAACCCTCGATCTTCGTCAAGATGTGGTTGCTACCAGAGTACTGCAATCGTGGCAAAAAGTACGTTGACAGACCGATCGACGTCGGGTTCGTTGGAACTGTTCATCCGTATAGACGAACATTGTTCGAGCACCTGAAGTCTCGTAACATCAATGTGTACACCAGCGGCAACAAAGGCTACTCTGAATTTCTTAACGAAGTGTCCAACATCGGTTGCTTCGTGCACAGCGAAGACGCACCTTTCACCATCGACGGACTGCAGAGCAACTTGAACGTCGGCCTTTGGATCAAGGACATTGAAGCCGCATCGCAGGGTTGTTTCAGCGTTCGTAATTATGCTGACGGTTTTTCATCATACATCGATGAAAACATCAAAACCGTGTTGTTGTACCGTTCAATCGATGAAGCTGCTGAACTCATTGAGTCTGTCAAAAAAATGGACAGTGATGAGAGGCAGGCTTCCATTGATAGTACCGTCGAATACATCAAGTCAATCGACGGATGGTCTGTGATGGCACGGCAATTGATTGCTGCAACTGGAGAGTGCACATGTTGAATCGAGCTGTTGGTGTGATTGGACAAGGCTTTGTCGGCGGTTCCATGACGACTGTCATGGCTGAGAGGGGAATCGATGTCCTCGTGTATGATAAAACCGGCAAGGTCGCGCCGGGCGGAAGACAACCCAAGTACTACGATCGTACTGTTCAGTTGGCGGGGCTTGACAACCTTCCACCCGATCGTGATGAACTGTTAGCAGACGATAAGGTCGGGCAGTATGTACGTACGTGTGAAAGCGAGCAGACGTTCATCGGCATCTATTTCCTGTGTTTGCCGACTCCGATGAAGACAGACGGAAGCTGTGACACGACAATCGTTGAAGAAGTTTTGACGTCGATGTCTCGTGTAGAGGGTAAGAGAATTGCGGTCGTAAAATCGACTGTCCCACCCGGATCAACGGAAAGGTGGAACAAGCAGTTTGCTGACACGGGATTGACCGTGGTGTTCAGTCCGGAGTTCTTGCGTGAAGCGACAGCGCTCGATGACACAAGGAACCAAAAGAGGATCGTCCTCGGTGGAGCGACAAAGTCTGTCGATAAGGTCAAACGATTCTGTGAATCTATCTGGCCTCAGGCGTCGACGTTCAAGACGACGAGTGCAAACGCTGAGATGGTGAAGTACGTCACCAACATTCACCTCGCTACGAAGGTGGCCTTGGCGAACGAATTCTTCCAAGTTTGTGCCGCATTGAGCGACTCTGGTGTCGACGTATCGTACGATGACGTCGTCCGTGTCGCGATGGAGGATGAACGCCTCGGTAAATCACACTGGTCGGTACCAGGACCGATGCCATCTGACGACACGTTCGAACCGGCGTTTGGTTTCGGTGGCTCGTGCTTCATCAAGGACATCAATGCGATGATCAGCCTTGCAAAGTCCCTCAACGTCAAACCGACGGTCATGAACGGAGCGTGGGAAAAGAACCTTGAAGTCAGGCCACAGCGTGATTGGGAAAAATTGCAAGGCAGAGCAGTCGTGGCCGAAAAAAGTCAAAACGTTGAACCGATCATCATCAACGAAAACAGATACTCTGATGACATCTTGTTTCAGAGTCTCACAAAGACCAAAAACGAAGAGTTGCGAAAGAAGTACAAGCTCGAGGGCGCTTTCACAGAAGAAGACGTTAAGTCTGTAAATACCTGACCCGTAGACGTTGAACTATACACATGCAGTGTATAGAATGATGTCCATGGATGAGCCTACGTACAAGCTGCTGCCGACTGGCAAGCAGCATGTTTCGTTTTCAGAGTTTGCAACCTGGCGTGAGTGTTCGTGGCGACACAAACTTCTTCATGTTGACAAGATCGGCGTGCAAAAACCTGGTCACAGGATGGACTTTGGTACGTCGTGTCACGCTGCGTGTGAATCGTACTTGAAAACGAAGGTGATGGACGTAACCATCGCCACGAACATGTTACGCGAGCTGTGGAAGAAGAACGAAGAACACGAAGGGTACAACGATGATACCCTTAACGAGGCGATCCAAGACGCTGAGCGAATCCTCCCGACGATACCGGAATGGTTCGATAAGACGTTCCCGAATTGGGAATTCATCGATGCTGAACATCAACTGTACGAAGGGATCGACGCTCGCGACCATGCATTCAAGGGCTACATCGACGGCGTGGTATCTTGCGATGGAAAACGTGGCAAAGTAGTCTGGCTGATCGACTGGAAGACCACGACGTGGGGATGGTCTTTTGAAAAGAAGACGTCAGACATCGTCAAGTCACAGTTGGTGTTCTACAAATACTTTTGGTCGAAGAAATCTACCGTACCGTTGACTGACATACGCTGTGGCTTCATCTTGCTGAAGCGAACAGCCTCGAACGATTTTTGTGAGCTAGTGACAACCAGTGTTGGACCTGAGACGTTGAAAAAATCGTTGAAGATGCTCGACAACATGATCGTCACAGTCAACCGTGGCATCGCTCTCAAAAAGCGTGAAAGCTGCAAGTATTGTGAATTTAAGGACACACCACATTGTACTTGAACACTACTGCGTCGATCTACAAAGTGTAGATACGTGATATACGTGTGAAAGAAAAAAGCTTACAATCAAGTCATTCGATGAATGACTTCGTGTCTCAACGAAAGGGACGTTGTAAGTGACTGAAAAAAAGAAGATCTTGATGTTGTCTGACCACCCGCTCTCATTGAGCGGAGTTGGTACGCAATCTCGATGGTTGATCGACGGTTTGATATCCACCGGAAAGTACTCGTTCAGGTGCTTCGGTGGAGCGATCAAGCACGATTCTTACGAGACCGTGCACGTTAACCCTGATTTCATCATCAAACCGACGAACGGCTTCGGCGATAAAAACCTTCTCAGGACGGCGTTAGCACAGGAGCGTCCTGATGTGTTATTGCTATTCACCGATCCGCGGTTTTTCATTTGGGTGTGGGAAATGGAGGACGAAGTTCATTCTATCTGTCCCATCGCATACAACCACTTATGGGATAATCCCCCGTGGCCAGAGTTCAATCGTGTGTTGTATGAATCGACCGACCTGATCAATTGCATCAACTGGCCGACGTACGAAATGGTTCATGAACGCTTTCCAGAAAAGACGAACTACGTTCCTCACGCAATTCCTGACAACGTCTTTGTGCCTCTTAGCGATGAAGTGAGGAAACAAAAACGTTTTGAACTGTTGGGCGGTGATAGGGTCGATCACTTTATCGTCTTGTATGTCAGTAGGAACGCGAGGAGGAAGGCGCCCAGTGACATCGTCGTGTCATTCAGCATGTTTTTGAACAAACTTGAAAAGACACACGGGCACAAGAAGGCGACGCTGTTGATGCATACAGATCCTCTCGATCCAGAAGGTCCGAATCTTCATCATGTCGTTGATCTATTGGGTCTTAAGAAGAACGTCGTTTTCTCAAAGGATCGAATCACGTTCGATAACATGAATGCATTGTACAACCTCGCTGACGTCACCGTCAACAGAAGCTTGAACGAAGGCTTCGGTTTGAGCGTTCTCGAGTCAAAATTGGCTGGCGTCCCGGTGATTGCGTTAAAGACGGGTGGAATGACGAGACAGATCGAGGACCACGAGACTGGATTCCAGTATGGGATTGGATTAGAACCCGAGGTGAGATCGCTTGTTGGTAATCAGATGATCCCGTACATCTATGAGGACCTGATCTCACATGAGACGTTGGCCGAAGCTTTCGCAACGGTGTACGGTTGGACTCCTGAAAAACGACGTGAGATAGGAAATGCCGCGCGTGCACACGCACAGAAGAATTACAACATGAAGTCGTTGATCGAAACTTGGGACAACACGTTGACAAACCTGTGCGATAACTGGCGTGAAAATAACAAGCGATGGTCGGTGACGAAGCTATGAAAAAGGTACTTCTAAAGGGTCCGATCTTGACTCAATCTGGTTATGGAGTGCATGGTCGACAGATCGCACGCTGGTTGCTGGAACAACCTGATTTCGACGTAAAGTTCATGTTGACACCGTGGGGTGATACATCTTGGATCATTGACACCCACGCATACGACGGTTTGATAGAGAACATCATGCGTCGCTCAATCCCAGACTCTAGCAAAGAACAATTCGACCTGGGAATGCACTTACAACTCCCAAACGAGTGGGTCAATACGCATGCAACGAAAAACATCGGGATCACTGCCGGTATCGAGACAGACCTATGCAATCCAACGTGGATCGCTGGTTGCAATGTCATGAATGCGTGCATCGTACCGTCACGTCATGCAAAGGACGGATTGAAGCACGGTGAAGTCGTGCCGAACGTTCCTATCATCGTGATACCAGAGTCGTTTTCTGATTCGATCACAAAGGACATTAACATCGATTTGGGAGAAGTGACGACGAAGTTCAACTTCTTGGTGTTTGGACAGATCACAGGAAACAACGCTTTCAATGACAGAAAGAATACTTTCTTGACATTGAAGTGGTTGTTCGATGCGTTTAAGAACGATCCTGACGTCGGTGTCATCATCAAGACGAATGCAGGCAAGAACACCAAGATCGACAAGAACATCGTTGTCAGCATGCTGACTGCATTAAAGAAAGAAATCGGACACGTTGACACTCCAAAGTTTTACCTTTTACACGGTGAAATGTCAGACGACGAGGTCGCCGGCTTGTACAAGCATCCGAACGTAAAAGCATTGGTGTCAATGACAAGAGGTGAAGGGTTCGGTCTTCCGATGTTGGAGGCGGCCGCTGCCGGATTGCCAGTGATTGCAACAAATTGGTCTGCACACACGGAGTTCATGAACCTCGGTAATTGGATCTCTGTACAGTATCAGCTCGAACGTGTGCACCCATCACGTGTCGATAATGTATTGTTCATGTCAGAGGCAAGGTGGGCGATGCCATCAGAGACTGACTTCAAACGTCGCATCACAAAATTTCGAAACAGTCCTGACACGCCAATTCAGTGGGCAAAAGATCTGCAATCAAAGATCGTTCAACAGTATGCACACAGTACGGTGTATTCTCAATATAGAAATGTGATTGATGAGGTGTTGAGGTGATTTACGTACTAGGTTTTGCACTCATCATTGTCACTGTTTTTGCGATATGGGTGACGAGAAAGTGCATCATGTTGAACGACAAGATCGAATCTCTTGGAGAGAGCGTCGATGAATCGCTTGATATTTTAGACGCATGTTATAACGATGTTTCTACTGCAGTTTCAACGCCGGTCATGTCTGACGAGCCGGTCGTTCGAAATGTCATTGCTGCGATGCGGCGAGCTCGAGAGAGCATCCACGTCGTTGCTACAAAACTTGTCGAATTCGATGAAAGCACCGACGTATGAAAAAGAAATCAAAGTTGTACTTCAACTCTGATACGCAAGCGGCAATAGTTGCATACCAGAACGCTACGGAGAAGGCAGAACGTGACAAGTTGTACATGACAGAGATTGCACCAGCGTTCGAAAAACTTGTAGAAAATCTAATCAACATCAACAAATTCACGGGCCTACATGACACATTTGACAATTTGAAGAACGATTGCATCAATTTTCTATTCGAAACGTTGATGAAGTTTGATCCAACGAGAGGGACAAACGCATTTTCGTACTTCAATGTCGTTGCAAAACGTTGGCTGATAATCAGAAGCAAACAAAAGGTTCAGCGACTCAAGAGGAGCGTCAGCCTGGACGATCATGATTCATTGACGATCACAGAGCAGTTGATGGTCGATGACCACAACGTCGTTCAGTCTATTGAAGAGAACATCGATAAGATCTCTTTGGCGAACAATATCATCACAATGATGCACGACATCAAGGGAAAGGTAAAGACTGAGAATGAAGTTGCATGTGTGAACGCGATCATCACGATCTTTGAAAACGTTCAGGACATCGACCTCCTAAATAAGAGCGCCGTGCTTTTATACATGCGTGAATTATCAGGTCTGACGCCAAAACAACTTACGGCTGCAATGCAGAGCATCAAACGTCACTACAAGAAGGCGAAAAACGACAAAGACGCAAACTTATTCTGAACATCATGTCAACCAAACCAGACACACTAGAGCTTGATGAACGTTCGATCGGACAGAAGATTCGCGACTTTTCGTCGCTTCTTGATCAAATCACAACGATCGACGACAAAAAGCGACAACTCTGGAAAGAGATTTATGAAAATGCCGTTAGCGATCGACAGAATGCGTATGCATTGTTTTCGACAGTCGTAACGATCGCAGACATCAAGAGCGCAGAACATGCAGTCCACGGTAAATCGATTGCTACGTACATCGAAAGAATGAGTAGGGCAAACGATCAATTGATCAGACTTGCAGAACTCATCGCTAAGGCCGATGAGAATAAACAACAGGGCGTCACCAAGGATTCATTATTTGACATGATATCAAAGGGCGGCACTCACTGATGAGCGGTGTGTTCACAAAGATCGATAAGCAGATCGCTGAAGGCAGGGCGATCAACGATCTTCAAAAACGTGCTACGTATGAACACGGAACGTTAAGTGAATTACCCACGTTCTATCGATTCGTCGTACTTGAAACGATCTTTGATCCTACGATCGTAGATGCAAACAAACTGTCGTACTTTGAACACGTTTTGGGCGTCTCAAACATACAATTTGGCACCGTGTTGCCAAGGAACACGATCGTCGCACGTCGTGTGTTAGACGCGTCTTCTATACAGTCATCACCTGCGATGTTCTTGTTCCCGTTTTTCCCACCGTCATTGTCGTTACCGTGTCAAGCGGGTGAACACGTTTGGGTGATGTTCGAAAATCAGACATCATTAAAGAACGATATGGGTTACTGGTTCTGCAGGATCGTTGAACCCGGATTTGTTGAGGACGTCAATCACACTCATTCACCACGTGCAAACGATCCAAGCTTTGTACCAAGCATCAAAAAGATCTTTGATGGTGACGTAACTCCGGAGTACGAGTTCAGAAATGGTCGTGCTGGCGTTCGCGATGGTGAACGTTACACGATTGCAGAATCTGCCACGATCGCTGGTAATGAGACAACGTACGAAAAATTGTTGACTGACACTGACGCTGGGAAAACGAGCGTGATGGAACCCGTGCCTCGTTTTCGAAAACGCCCTTCTGACATCGCGTTAGAAGGTAGCAATAACACGTTGATCGTCCTGGGCCGCGATCGAACGTCTGCTGCGGCAAAATTCAAAACAGACGATGTCACAAATGCACAGGTCGTCGATGGAATTCCAGACGCTGATGCACAAGGTCCTGCAGCCGGAGCGATCGACATAGTCGTTGGGAGAGGGCAGACAGACAAGACCGGTGGGAACGTTGTCGAATCAAAGTTCGTCTCTGGAGGAAAGACGGGTTTCAAAGAGATCGGAAAATCATCGTCTGAATTAGTACCAGAAGAGGGTGACGTTGATTTCAAGAATGATAGAAGTAGAGTGCTTATCGCTCAACGATCAAACGTCGACACAAATTTCAGTGTTGATTCAGTCATAAAATCGATCACCCCTCAGAACACAATCACTGATGATTCATCCGGATGCGTCGTCGTCAAGACTGACAAGGCAAGGATCGTGGCACGAGAAGACATCGTCATCATGGTTACCCCATCGTCTGGAAAAGATCAAAATGGTAACGTGATTGATGCTGATGCTGATGCTTCTACGTGTGCAGCGATCATCCTACGTTCAAATGGTGACGTCATCATCAAACCAGCAGACAAAGGCGTCATCAAGCTCGGCGGCGACGACGCAAATTTGGCCGTTCTATGCACCAGCGTCAACAACAACGGCGCCGGTGGAGAAGTCACTGCATCACCGATCGTCGATACGATGTTGGGAGCACAAGGTCAGTCAGACGGTCTTAACGGCACCTTTGCCAAAAAAGTCTTGTTGAAATAACGTTGATGGCATCTCCTTATGGAAAGATCTTGACCGGAATCGGTCTAATCGATGGCGATGGATTGTCACAGTCGGCCAAGGACGGATTTATTGATGAAGTAGGTACCTTGTTGAGGACCGGAAATGCCAACGGCGTTGGCGGATCAGCAACTACAAAAATTTTCAGTGCATTGGTGAGATTACCACCGTCTGCTGGACCTGAATTATCTGTCGGAACGGAGGGTGATTCTGCGAATGCGTTTTGGTTTCCTGCAGACGAAAATGCCGACGTAATCATAGACAAGCTCAAGAACGAAGAGACCGCCTGGCACAAGAACATCCTCATAGGAATGTACGAAAAGGTTGCGAAGCAACTAGACGCAAATGGTTCGACGCCGTTCTTCCCTGTGTTTGACTCTAGCATCGCATTTCCAAATGTCAAAAAGTTCCCAATCTTACCACCAGAACTCGCCGTCAAAGCAAATCAATTGCCTCCACCAAAATTGTTGGCAAAGTTAGCGTCTCTTGGCATAGAAGCGTCTGCACCTTCACCACCATCGCCGCCATCTGTGGCACCAGAGATCAAGGATTATAGCGTGCCCGGTGTCGAGTATCCTGGGCCGCCTCCGATAGTCATTGACAAGTTCATGAATGACATGTCTAACATGCCTTTCACCGTCCTTGCAAAATTGATCGCTCAACCTGACATATCGATGGCTGTCAATCCGACAGGGCTTCCTGACACTGTCTTTAAGAAAGCATTCGAGGTTGTCACAAGTTCACTCGATGATTCAGACATCGTCAAGGTCGTGTCTCCGCTGTTCACAGCGTCGATGATCATCTACGTTAAGAACGTTGTCGCGATGATCTGCGTTGACATCATCGGAATGTTGGTCGGTGCTGGTGGTTCGATGACCAAAGCGATGGCGTCTTTGACCGGGTTGGTGTAGGATGCATAATTACATTCGTGTCGAACTACAGTTTCAAGAGCGTCGGTAAGACACAGACGCAACAGACCATTGAGACGTTGACGAAGACGGTCGTCCCGATAGGGATCGCCACACCTCTCAGCTTTGGTACTGACTCATTGTTCACAATGCACACAACATTGATTGAGCAGGTGTCTGACAACCTTCAAAATTTGATCAAAACAAATTGGGGTGAACGTGTCGGATTGTATGATTACGGTGCAAACCTGCGACCGCTTCTGACAGAATTCAGGACGTTAGACGATTTTGACACCAGCGCGATCGAGAGGATCAACTCTGCCGTATCGAAATGGATGCCTTTTGTCAGCCTAGAAAATTACATATCTGAAATAGAGAAGAACGTTGTCAAGAAGGTCGACGTGATCAGATTGACGATTACGTTCAATGTGCCTGCGCTTCAATCAGGAAGACGGCACATTCAGGTCAAGCTTTACGTCATCTGAAGGCCATGAAACGAGACGATTTAAAAGTTGTTCGTCAACGCAAGTACCTTGCACGTGACTTCGATTCGCTTCGAAGTCAATTACTCGAGTACGCACGTCTGTACTACTCAGACAAGATCAAAGATTTTTCTGAGAATTCGATGGGCGGCATCCTGCTAGACCTGGCAGCCTACGTCGGTGATAACCTGTCGTTTTACCTCGATCACCAGTACGGTGAGTTGAATCCAAACACTGCCGTTGAAACGGTTAATGTCGAACGTTTGATTAAAAACGCCGGCGTTCCGATTGTTGGAGCGTCGCCGTCGATCGTGCCGGTTACGATGTACGTTCAAGTCCCAGCAGAACGCGTTGGAAACAGTGTCGTTCCGAACGTGTCAACGCTGCCGATAGTTCATGCTGGTTCTGTTTTTTCATCAACTAGTGGGATCGATTTTGTTCTCATCGAGGATGTCAATTTCAATTCGCGTCGATCTGACGGAACATTTCTAGCTGAGATCCGGATCGGTCAAAAATCGACATTGAACGTACCGACAACGTTCATCATGGCGTTATCCGGATTGTGTATTTCAGGAAAAGAGACGACAGAGACGTTTTCTATTGGCCAGACGTTCGTACCGTTTAGACGTATCACGTTGTCAAACGCAAATGTGTCAGACATCGTTTCTGTCGTTGACGGTTACGGTAACACGTATTATGAGGTCGGTGCGTTAACGCACGACGTTGTGTACACCAATGTTGTGAACGCTGCGTCAGATTCTGAACTTGTCAATGATGTCATCAAAGTCGTTCCGGCGCCTTATCGATACACCGCCCAAGGCGACTTAGCGACTAGAAAAACGATCATCACATTCGGCGGTGGTTCTGCAAACACGTTAGAAGATGACATCATTCCCGATCCGGCTGATTTTGCGATACCTTTTCAATACAAGAAAACGTTTTCACGTACGTCCATCAATCCACAACAACTGTTACGTACGAAGACATTGGGCGTTGCTGCAACAAATACGACATTGCAGATCACGTACCGGTACGGCGGTGGGTTACAACACAACGTTCCAGAGAACAACATTCGTACTGTGAAGACGCTAAAGATGACATTTCCAGGTGGACCCACCGCAGCTGTCGCAGCCCAGGTGAGGGGAAGCATCGAAGTAACTAACAGAATTGAAGCAGCAGGTGGAGAGGACGCACCGTCAAGTGATGATTTGAAAGACCTCATCCCCACGATGAGCAATTCTCAGTCACGTGTCGTGACAGCACCTGATCTACTCGCTAGAGTGTATACGATGCCATCGAACTTCGGAAGGGTGTTCAGAGCGGCAGTTCGATCGAATCCGTATAATCCACTCGCGACGCAATTGTTTATCGTGTCACGTGACCAGGATTCTAGATTGATCGTATCACCAGATACATTGAAGAAAAATCTCAAATCGTTTCTTCAACCGTACAGGATGATCTCTGATGCAATCGACATCATCGATGCTCGTGTCGTGAACCTGATCGTAAAGGTCAATATCGTCATCGATCCTTTGCTAAACAGAAGCATCGTCATGCAACAGGTGTTAACAAAACTTCAGAAATTTTTTAACATCAAGAATGCAAACATCGATCAACCAATCACTGTGTCAGACGTCACACAAAATGTGTTCTCAACGCCAGGCGTCGTTTCTGTGAGTGGAATCAAATTTGAATGTGTCAGCGGTTTGTACGCCGGAAGGACGTACAGTAATGAAAATGTCGACGTCGGATCATTAACACGACACAACATCATCACACCACCGCCGGGCGGAATCTTCGAGATTAGATACCCAGAACACGACATCATCTGCACTTCAACGGTGTGACATGCTTAAGATACTGAAATCTGACAAAGACGCGTACATCACGAATCGATTGATTAGGGGTACGCGTGTGACAGGCAGCAACGTTGGTGACGCTGGGACGTTAGATCTGTTCAAGTTGTACGGCTACACTCATTCCGGTACCGTTCCGAACGTGGAGTTGTCTAGACTGCTTATTCGATTTAACATTGATGACGTCGTTTCGATGCACCAGGACGGATTGATCGACATCACGTCGAACAGCTTTAACGCAACGTTGAAACTGTTCGACGTGTACGGAGGACAGACAGTGCCTTCGAATTTCACTGTCGTCGTTAACCCACTGTCTGCAACGTTCGACGAAGGTTTGGGCAGGGACGTTGCGTATTATTCCGACAGAGACGCATGCAACTACATGTCAGCGTCTGATAACACACCGTGGTTGATACAAGGGTGCGGTTTGGGTGGTGGCCTTCCAGGCACTGTCGATTATATCACTGCATCGACTAATGCGCCTGGTGTGACATTTGAAACGACGCAAACATTCATCGATGGAACTGAGGACCTGTCTGTCGACGTCACTGCTGCGTTATCAGCGACGATTGCGGGAGTGTTGCCAAATGAAGGTTTTCGCATTGCATTATCATCAAATGCTGAATCAGATGCACACTCATACTTTGTGAAAAGATTTGCATCTAGAACAGCGTACAACAGTGATAAACGACCGCAGCTGGTAGTCAAGTTTGACGATTCGATTCAAGACGATTCGTTGAATGCGTACACAAATTCGAATATGACGTTGTTCATGTACAACTACGTCAACAACGTCCTTGTCAACGTTGTAAGTGGATCATCGATGACGCCGTTGACCGGGTCTAACTGCATAGGACTTCGAATGTTGACTGCGATTTCTGGCGGGTGGTACGCGCTTCCATTCACTGGATCACAACACAGAATCGGATCTCTTTATGTCACCGGCGTCTATTCAGCGTCTGTCAACATCAATCCATACGACAGTGTCGTCGCCAGTAAATTGGCTGCATCAGGTAGCGTTGATTTCGTACCGGTGTGGGGCTCTCTTGACACCACGGTTCCGTTGTTGACCGGCAGCATCGTCAAATTTCGAAATCCAAATCGAACTTCAACGTATGGGTCGATGAAATCGTGGACCGTAAGCGTCCACGATATCGATGAGTCTTACACCTCGAACGACAATCCGACGTTTAGGGTTTCAATCATTGATCATTCAATAGCGGCAACGTCTGTTGTCAGACTTCCGATCGACTCACCCGGCATCGTTGTCAGAGATCTTCACTATCAAGTCAGGGACTCTATCACAGGAAATATCATCATTCCGTATGACACAACGTACAATTCTACTCGAGTGTCGTCAGACGACAGGGGAATGTATTTCAACATTGACATGAGCAATCTGACTGTCGACAGAAGTTACGTCATTGATGTTGTGATCATCGCTGGTCGTTCGATCGTCACGCATAAAAACGTCTCTCCTGTATTTCGTGTCGTTACTAACGTGGGACGATAATGACAGTCAAAAAAAGTTCTCCATTCCTTCCATCGTTCATTCAAGCGTCGTTTAACGGTGCGCGGCCTCTCAAGTTGACGTTCAATGATGTCAAGGCGTCTAACATCGCGAGCACATCATCGTTTGCATATGAACCGCAAAACTACCCGTTGAAATCAACGCAGCAATTGAACGTTGATTGGGAGAACTTTGAAAATCACACGTTTTTCATGTCAGCTGAAGCAAAGGTCAACACTGCATTTGATCAAATAATCAACGGGTACCCGTTTGATGGCACAAAACGTGACGTTGAACTGTTCTTTGAAAACATCACCGGATTTGATCGATGGGTGTACGACAATTTTCCGAAGTTCAGAGGACAGCTCATGTTCACTGGATCGACGATAAGCGAAACTGCTTCAACTGCAGGAAGTTACATCAAGGTCAAAGACCACGCGGGGTCACTGTATCCTGAATTGTCACGCTTGAAAGACGGATCAAGCGTGATCGACCCAGGGGTCAGTGCATCGTTGAGCATCGAGATGCACATTTGTCTGCCAAACACAGCGACTCTCGGTAGACAGATCGTAGTGCAGAAGATGAATGATGCCGCATCAGGATTCGCGTTGTACGTCGAACCGACATCATCAACGTCATCAGCTGAGTTGAGGTTCAGCGTTGTCTCAGGTTCCACGTCCATGACGGTACCGATGAACGTTAACAAAGGCGTGTTTCAACACATATGTGCAGTCCTTGATCGAGAGACTGACGTACATCGTTTGCAGTTCTACAAAGATGCTTCACCCATCGCGTCATCGCAGTCGACGTTCATCGGTGATATGAACATCGCAGCGTCAGACTTCATCATCGGTTCTGGTACGTCATTTACGATTGCAGGCGCAGCCGTAAACCCTGGACAAACGTTGTCGGGAACTATCGATGAACTTCGTGTGTTCCATGGCGTCAGATCGACACAGTTGCAAAAAGCATATGCAAAAAAATCAATCTACGCAACAGACGATTTGAAGTTGTACTACAGGTTCAACGAACCGTCAATCGCATTGGCCTCAGATGCAGCTGACCCAACGAATGCAATCGTGCTTGATCATAGTGGTCATTCGCTACACTCTGTCATATCGAACTTCTCGAACCACGTTGTCTTAAATGGCGACGGAACGATGTCTGCCAGCCTGTTGCGACAAGACGCCAGCAGTGATCCGTTGAGTTTAATGATTTATGAAAAGAACGATCTCTCTCCGTCTCTGTTTCCTGGTCATCCTGACACAATCAATTTGAATTCGACACTGTTGTTCAGCGCATCGTTGTACGACAAAGAAAATCCAAACTTGATCACTAGACTTGTTCCACAACATTTCCTGTTAGAAGGTGCGTTAGACGTTGGTTCTGAAGAGCCTGAAGGTATGGCCGGTGATCCTTATACGTCATCAGGAATCCCAGGTCAAGGAAAGATCGGAAACGTTCAGTTGTTTTTGTCGTTGTTGTACGTTTGGGCTCGTTTCTTTGATGAGATCAAGCTGTACGTTGATGCATTCAGTCTGATCAAAAACGTTGATTATGACACGAACGTTAGCACACCGAACAATTTCCTCAACGACATAGTCGATCGTTACGGTTTCACGCTGCCCCCGATGTTCAATGATTCGTCTATCGAACAGTTCATAGATGCCGAAAACATTGAGCCGGACCCAACGACGATCGAAGACTCGATCAGAGCCATTCAGAATGAATTGATGCGTCGTGTCTTGATCAACATTCCTGACGTGATCAGGTCAAAAGGAACGCAACATAGCATCAGATCGTTTCTAAGAGCGGTTGGAATCGATCCGGATAACAGCATCAGGATCAGAGAACGAGGCGGACCGACGTCTAGACAATTGTCATATTCACGTGAATTTAGGCGTGAGGTCGGAACGATGGTCGAATTTACGTCATCATCGTTGGCAATCTCACCATTTTTGTCTGCATCGAGATTAGAACCCGGTTTCCCATTGCCGGCCGGTACGTTTGTGATGAAGGATTCGCTGCCGCCTCACGGAATCAGTGACGATCCAAACGACGGTCTATTGACGTCAGGATCATGGACGGTCGAAACGATCGTGAAGTACACGCCAGTGCACATCAATGCAATGACGAGTGCAACACAAAGTCTGGCAAGGATGTATGTGACAAGTAGCCTTAGTGGAAATCTTGGGCTTGTCGCAAATCTCCTAGCGATATCTTCGTCAACTGACCCGAAATTGGTCCTATACGCACGGCCCGGAACGAATCAATCAAGTCCGTTGTTACAACTGTCGATGAGCATTCCGATCGGATCAATCTTTGACGGTGACAAGTGGAACGTGTCGTTCGGGTGTGAAAGGAATGATGCAATCGATTCAACGACATCGTCGTCATATTTCTTACGATTGGCGACGCAGAACGAAGGTAACATTACGATGATGGCATCGACGTCATCGTACTTTAATGAACTGATAACGAGTGAATCAAATACATTCAGGTCGCTAGATGCGACCTTCAATCAGTACGGTACGTTTCTAGCATTTGGTCAAAATATTCTTGCCCAGTCAGGTAGTGGAATCAGTTACCTGCACTTAAATAATATTCCTGTGTCAACGAGTGACATCTGTGTGCCATCCGAGGCCAGGGTCACCGATTTTAATGGTATGTTGTCTGACGTTCGATTTTGGTCCAAAGCGATAAACGTTGCCGAGTTCAGTGAACATGTCAGAAATCATTCATCCCACGGCGTTTCTGACCCAACGCTAAACTTCAACTATGTCAACACCCTTACTGGATCATTTGAGCGACTTCGTCTTAGTTCATTGTCAAAGCAAGAGACAAGGGCTGCGAACACGTCGTCATTGTCACCGATGGGAACGATCGAATTCATCGATTTCAGTTGCAACGGCATGCATCTCACCGGCACTGGATTTAGACTTGATGCCGATTGCGTGAAGAGCGAGATGTTTGACGTCAGTTACATATCGCCAAATTTTGACGAGGCAGTGACGAACGACAAGGTCAGGATCAGGAGCTTTCTAAATCAAGACAACATTGATTCTACCGAATGGGCAGAAACAGCACCGGTGTACGAAATACGACCGTCAGAGATACCGACCGATGACGTGAAATTGTCGATAGACGTGTCGTTGATCGATGCGTTGAATCGAGACATCGTCACGATGTTTTCAACACTCGACGTCATGGACAACGCGCTGGGCGCGCCCGAGCTTCAATTCGCCTCAGATTATCCGACGCTTGCGACGTTGAGGGACGTATACTTCAATCGTCTGAAGGATCGTTTGAATTTCAATGCATTCTTTGAGTTCTTCAGGTGGTTCGATTCATCCATTGGAGTATTCATCAAGCAGTTAGTACCACGCAAAACTAGCTTCAACGGCGTCAACTTTACGATCGAATCGCATGTTCTAGAACGACACAAGATTGAACACTCGTTCACTGAGCAGTATATCAACGCCCAATATCGAGCTCGAATCGACGATAACATCGCGCTCGTGTCGCTTGAGGGAGGCGTCAAAAAACTCTGATGAAAGATTTCTTCGACAGTTCACATAGTAATTCGACATCATTCTTTGACGATGCACCTGCAGGACGTGTCAGATCCGACGCTGTCGCTAACAGCACCATGTCAGCGTCTGTTGACGCCTTTAGGCAAGGTGTTGAAATATCATCAATGAAACATTTCGTTGCCGGTATAGTCAAGATACACGGCGGCGAACCCGGTCACGTGTACAAACAATTCAACATCGGCATCAACAACAAGGATGATCATACGCCGTACGTTGAGATCGATGGGTTCAGCTACCGTTCTCAACCGTTTCCACGTGAGATATCGATCCCGACGTTCGACAGCATCACGACAATGCCGTCGAGCTCTGTCACGATTGTACAAAAAAGGTCGACGTCGTTTGACGGCGTCATCGATCCGTTATCGATCAGGGAACAACAACCTCGCTCACGTGTTGAAGGTCGAACAGTGCTCGTTGGCGTCTCTGCAGCACTGCAATCAGGAAACATTGATGAATCGGGCGCGTCTGATAGCGTCGAAACAGTGTATGATACCTTACAGAGAGTCGATCCGTACGTTGAAGACTATTCTTCATTTTATACGATCGAAAATGACGGAACTCAACATGCATCTACAACGTTCAAATCTGGTTACGTTGAAGGATCATCGATCGCTTCGTTCACAGACGCGAGGTACGTCAGAAATGACACAAACACGACACAGGACGCAGAATTGATGGCTGCGATGAGCAATATGACGGGATCAACAGACATCTATGTGAGCAGCGCGCTCAGCAAGAAATCTGCGTCATGCGGGTGGTCGTTCGATACTTGTTTCGTAGGCACTGATTCGATAACCTACGGTGGTAGGACGTACTGATGAGTTCACCAAAGACGACGAGAACACCCCCTCTAAGGGTGTTTGAGAATTACACGTTAACACGTGTCACCGATTCAAACGTAGGCCTGGCGAACGTGCCAGATTCGATCATGTCATCGACGTTGGGTGGAAACGTCGATGACAGTGTCAGCGGTATGTTGCCGATCGGATTCGATTTTTCTATCGATGGCGTCACGTACAATCGATTCATCGTCTGCGTCAATGGATGGATGGCGCTCGTCGGTCCTACAGAGACAGACGTCAATACGGTCACGACGTCATTGATACACGCCGCATCTGGAACATTTAAGAACGAGGGTATAAACCTCGAAAATTCGTCCAGCAACGTATTGATTGCACCGTGGTTTGACAATCTTAGGACAGTTGCGAACGATCTGATCAGTTTGCCGTACACTGTTTCCGGTGACAAGCGAAGTCGAATCAGGAACGGTCTTGAAGCGCCACCGCTCTGGTACAATAATGTTGAGAGCGGTGTAAAGGTCTTCACTGAAAACAACACAAGTGAAGGAAGAAGGACCATCGTCAGATGGTCGGCCCTCAGTGATTGGTCGAACGCGAGCACTGCCATCAGATTTGACGCAGTTTTATACGAAAATGGAAAGATCGAGTTTCGCTATGCACCAAGACAAAATCTTACTCTCGTAGAGACAAAGTACAGTTCTGCTGCAGATGCATACATTGAGGATGCAACGATTGGCATCTTCATGTCTGGGTCGAATCGATTCCGTGATTTTTCGTTCGGCTTGGGCATCGGTGACACTAATCGACGCATGTATACGCTCGGTGGCGCCGTTTACGATCCATCGTTTCAGAATGGAGGATTTGATGATGCAGCCGCGCAGTACGTCAATCGCCCATACGTGTGGAGATTGCGCCCGGCAACGCATTGGCCAGGAATCGATAAAGAAGGCGGGATGTTTGTCTTTTCTCCCCCAACTCTAAGAAAGAAGATCCTACCAAGACTAGAAATACGTGAACGTGACAGCGATCCGTCATTTCCGACAATAGCAAGAACCGGCGACCAGCGTCGTGGAAATCGTTCTGTTCGGTACGATGATAGAAATTCGATCAATTTCATAACTTCGACGACAGGTTCGAACGGGCAATTAACCGGAACGGTCGTTAACATGCCAACGACGTTGCCACGATTTTATGGCGACTCTGGTCGTGGAGCCTCATCTAGACAGGCATTGTTTTCAAACGGTCTAGAACTCACGGGAAGCATCGTAAAAGGAAGCGCAGAGCAATTTCTTCGCTTCAAACAACCCGTTCAACAAGATCCATGGTCAGAGACAAATTTGTATGCACTTGCATCAGGCGCATATGATGATGAATTTTTCAGTGGTTCGAGCATTGACGAGTTTGGCCTAAACCTATCATACCCGTTGAAGTCGAAGACCAACATTCGTTTCAGCATGCCGGTCAACTACAACGTGTCTATGTTGCAGTACTCGTCCAGCATGTACTACTACAATCGAGCACGAGCGTGTTGGACAGTTCCGAAGAATGCAACGTACGTCTCTGATTTGATCAGTGCGGCCGTTCCGGCAGGAACGACAAAGGGTGACATATCAGATCCTAACATTTGGCCGGCATTCAACTCGATCAATGAAGACTACAGGGGATTCGGTCCCCTTGGAAATTGCGTAGTCAGCGGCACACACACGCCCGCAGCCGCAACTGAACAAACTGATCCGATGATAGGTGCTGATTACACCGCCATCAATAACGCTATAGCGCTCACCAAAGAGTACAACAACAGCGTGCAGATCAATGACGACTATTCTGCAACTGACGACGAACTGTTCACCGTACCGATCAATAATGACTTCATACTAGAAAAGGCAATCATCGAGGTACCGATGGCATTTGGTGATGGATGGTTCTCTGACAAGACTACGTGTTTTAGACCCATCGAATCATCATCGTCAGAACCGTTTGACATCGGTGGCCCTGCCATCACGGTAGCGTTGTACAACCAATACGTCGTCGGTAATCGTACAAGAAGAGACCTGATTCTGACCGGAACGATCACTCATCGTGGTGACGACTCTTCAAACATCGTCATCTCAAACTTTCCATCGTATACCACGATCTATCAAATCAGGCCACAAGGTTTTAGAGCATTCGGATCAGTACCGTCTGTCGTCATTGACCCGGTCACAAATGGATCCGGACAAAACGTGTACACCGGTAGCGTCCCAGTGAAATGCGTCGCTCAAGTTTCAAACGGCTTGATTGTCAATCTGACACGTTACATGACGAAAGTGACGACAGCGTTCAATCGCTCAGGAACGTTGGAACTTTTCAATGCAGAACGCTTAGCGTTGAAACAAGAAAGCGCAACGCACTACACACAAACTGCACGTATAGCGTCTATCAATCCGTACGGTCGAAGCATGACTGGGTTCGATCCGTCAGGTCGCTCTGTTTTTGGAAAAGAACACACATCATATCAAACGGAGTTCAAAAATGGCAGCGTTCAAAACCCGTTTTACCTGTCAGGTGGAATGGGAAACATTACGTTTGAGAACATCGAAGGTCTTGGACGTTCAGGAGCGATCCCACAACAATTCGTTGACGTTGTCATAAGCGGAACGTACTTCGTCGCTCCTGCTGCGATCCCACTAGAAAGTTGTAAACCATCGCCCTACTTGTTACGACCTGGTGACAAGCTTGTGTTAGCTGTCGCAAAGACTCGTCCGTTCGTGTATGGAAATCAAACGTCTGGGCCGTCTGGATCGATCGTTCATGACGTACAATTCATCACCGGTGCGATCAACGTCTCTCTTTATGGTTCAATGTTGAAAGAAGACAAAGAGACGCACGAAACGTTAAACCAGCAACTTGTGAGTGATGCAATTCATGAAACGATCGGAATGGAACCGATCACCGATCAGTTCGAAAATTCGTCAAGAGCACAGTACGTCAATGGCATATATGACGACTATGTCACAGGTTCAATGGTGACGAGCGTTGTCATCAACAACGTTAAAACGCTCGTCACAGGAAATTTCTACAAATCAGGTACGTCTTCTTACGTATCGAACGGTATAAGAGCGAAGGCCTTCAGCAAGTACGACGCAAGGTCTCAGGCTGCAGATTCTAACGGCGGTGTAATCGCTAGCCTCAATCCTTCTTACGCTCAACGACTCCAACCATGGTACGAAAAGGTCGGTACAGTCAGAACGTCTCAACACATTGCGCAGTCAGAACGCTATTGGGATTCACTAATGCCCAGTATAAGCGAATGTTTCAACGCAAACGGCGCAGGTATCTTCACAGTCAAATCTGGTTCAGCGTTGTTCAGACTTAGCGATGGTGATAAAGTCGATTCAAACGTCGGTTACATCTGGTTTGACTATTCTGCACAACCGATAGCCGGCAACTGGCCCAATCAAGTCGACAGCACTTGGAACTGGTCGTTCCCGTTTGAACCCAGATATTCCGGAATCGCAAGGCAGCGCTTCATTGAAAAATCGTTCATATCAAAATACGAAATCGATATTGCGAATTCGATCGTTCGAACGACGCCGCCCCGCCAACTTTCTGGACTTTTGTTTGGGTCTGTAGGAACAGAATTGCCCGGAGTCCCACCGACGCAAAGTACGTTAATTGCAAATCATAACGTAGCACAGGCCGGTGGTCAGTACGCAGGTTATGATTTTCACTGGGTTTGTGATGCTTACCTAAATTCAACAACGCCGGCGGGATACGTTCTTACGAGTTCTGCGGGCGTAAATGACGTTGTCAAATGCTTGTTTGGCTTTGGCGATCTAAACGTTCGTGTGAAAACCGTATCATCAGGAACGGGCGGTGACACTTATTTTGGCGCCACACACATGGCTGATTTTCATCACAGGGTCGCCGACTCGTTTTTCTTGGACAACCATTGGTCATTTTCGCCGATCATTAGAGGATGGAGATACGGTGTCTATTCTGGATTGCCTTCGTACACGAAGGCATACTTCCGACAAGGAAGGTACGGACAACTACGTGACATGTTAGAACAGCGACCGTTCACCAAATTCTATGATGAAGACACATCGAACGGTCGTTCCGGTGTGCAATTGACGTCCGCAGTAACTGTCAAATTTGTCAACAAGGACGGATCGATCGCAGTGCCAGAAAACACTGATTCACAAAATCTAAGTCTAGAGGCAACGTCGTCTGTTCCATACTTTGACGGTGAGACTCGCAACCGTCCGGACATCAATCGATTGACGCAAAATTCGTCAGTCATTGCAATCAATCATGACGTCTTTGGTCAACTTGTGATATGACTGTCACCCGATCTGACGTTGAAAAGTCTCTGTTCGTTTACGTCAAAGACGTAAATACGAACGTTGTCAGACGCGTCGCAATCAATAGCGACATGCAGATCGGTACGTCAGGAAATCCAAGCGAGTTGATGTTGACCGGTCGATTGACGTTATCGTCACGATCACATACGACCGTCGCAAACGACGGAGGCGTCATTTACGTCGGATCGCACGATACGATCTTATCGGTCTTTACGTCAGCAATCCCTGCATCAGGTACGGTCACCGTCTATTTGCCTGATACGCCCAGAGTGGGTCAACTTCATTTCATCAAGGATGCTGCTGGATCTGCCTCGACGACACCCATCACGATCGCGACGACTGACTCTTCGACCATCGATGGTTCAACGTCTCAAACTATATCAACGAATTACGAGACGCTCGCAGTCTACTGGACAGGATCAGAATGGTTGCGTCTGGTGTACACGACGTCAGGAGGAGGCGGTGGGGGTGGTGCTCCCACGAACGCATCATACGTCGTCATCAACAATGATGCGACGTTGACAGCTGAACGTAAGCTAGCGGTCAATTCGTCTAACATCACGTTAACAGACGCCGGCGCAAACTCGACGGTGACGTTAGATCTGTCGTCGATTCTTGGCGGTGGAGCCGGTACGTTTTCGTATGCAACTGTCACCGTTGACGCATACGGTCGTGTGACAGCAATCAGCGCTGGTACAACGCCGGCTACTGCAGCTGCATCATACGTCACGGTGAATTCGGAAGCTAGCCTATCTGCTGAACGTGTGTTGTCAGGTGGCACTGGGATCACATTGACTGACACCGGTACAGCGCTGATCATCGATGCACCAAAGTTAGGAAGCGGCTCGTTTTTTCCAAAGACAGACAACCTGTTCATCGTCGCAGGGCAACAGATCGTCGATCAAACTGTGTTCTCTACGATTGGTGCCGTTGAATTTAACCCGACCGGAACCGAATCGATGGCACCGTCTGGATCAACACGATACTCAGCATTCTTTCAACCGATCGTTGACATTTATCCGACCGGAGCATTCGCTGAAGTCAGGTTGTACAATGCGACAGACAATTCCGTCGTCAACAACACATTGATGTCCTGTTCGTCATTGACCCCCACGCGATTGCAAAGTTCAAACTTGACCGGAAGTCTCTTAAGTGGAAACAACATTTACCTGATGCAGATGCGTTTGCAGGCGGCGGGCCCTGATTATCGAGCGTATTGCAAAGGTGCAAAACTATTTGTGACTTGGAGTTAACATGGCAGGACCAATAGCAGGATCCATCGAACATCTAATGGCGGCTGGCTTAACGAGCGCATCGTGCCAGTCGTTCTTTGTCAGCTGTTACAATTTTTTCAATAACAACACAGGAACGTTGGGCATTCAGCGGATCGCGTATCACACGGGTTCGACTCCATCAGGAGGAACACCAGTTCGAGGAATGAACTATTACAATCAGGCCAATCCAGCAGGAGACAACGCTTGGGCATGTTTTAGATTTTTGAGCGCATCTGTGCCGTTCGATATTCTAATCCAAGCTAGTATGGGATCTGCTTTCGGTAATGCGCCCGGAAATCCTGGACTTTCAAATGGATCGTCCGCGACTCAGCTTTTTGGCATTGCATTTGCATGCACTCCAAACAGCGGAACTGCGTGGAATGGCACACAAAACAATAACGGATCTGATGCAAAAGGAGCCGTCGTTTGGACATCATCATCTCAAAGTTCGACGATCTGGTTTCCACGTAGCAATGAAGCGCTAAGGGCAGGTTCTCATGGAACGTTGAAACAAAACATGTTGGGATTTGCGATCGCGAACCACACGGGTTATCGAGCACATTTCATAGCCGACTATGACAATATCGTGATCCTTTATGATGAAGGTGCGACAAATGCATATTCCTTTATCATGATCGGTTTGGTCACACCTGTGTCAGGCTTGACAATGAACGTGCCATATTTTGCACTTTGTGATTCGGTATTACCCACGACAGACACAATTCAAATCGGATCTTTGGCTGGAACCGGTGCAGAGAACGGCGGAATTGCGTACCCAAATCATTCAGTGAGTGGCACGACATCGATAGCAATCGATCGATTCGGCCTCGCATTTTTACAAAATGCACAAGGTCAACCAAACAAAGCATTCGCAACTCCACAATGGAATGAGTTTCCGTTGAACGTTGGGTGCTTTGAAAACCCGATCATCGGATTGTGTGGTCAAAATACTTTCGTAAGAGAAACGTACAACATTGCGACTCACGACACAAACGCTGCAGGAACACGTGCTGTGTTCGGTGCAGCGACGGTCGCATCGTTAAAGTTCACAGTCCCGTGGCACAGCGGCACCGTTCCCGGAACCGGTGTCGCTAAAGAAGGAACGAGGTTCTCTTACCCGTGACAGCGAGGGCGATGGGAGCACTAACTGAAATTGGCAGCAACGTCGTCGTGAGCGAGTTGTCTCTCGGCACGCGCCGATTTCCACTCACCATCGCGCGCTTCCCAGTTACGGTGTATAAGATGTACGGGTACAACGCATCAGCGTTGGCACCATATTATTGGTCAACAACGAATCCAAATGCTGGACCACCCAACGGATTAACGCTGGCGAACATCAGCATCATTGGAGTGATAACTCTCAAAGAGATCGGCGGGTGGGACCTTGTGTGACTGGCACGACGTCTAACGCCGGCGAGCGTTTCGCGATCTCGTACATCGCCTCGAGTCTCTTTTTTGCAGCATCACGGTCGACATCATCGTCTTTGTCGACCTTCGTCTCATCGTCACCAAAAACGTCGATCACAACCATGATCACCTCTCAATGTTAAGTAAGACGATCGATCGACTCTAGCGTTGCTTCGAGTGTCCTCTTATTGAGATAACCTGCTTCAACCGCGTGAGTGAACCAATCTTTTACGCTCTTCACACGACGATCATAGACGTTGAAGCACACGCACGGTGTGATGCCGTGTTCGTCCTTTACGATCATCGCAAACTCTTTTCTCGTTGATGACGTCGATGCCCGCATGTAAACGTTTTCGATGTGGTCAACGAGTTTTACGTACTGTGACGTTAGCTGGGCGACGGCAACCTTTGTCGTGTCACTGACGTATGGCATCATGTCATCGATGTCGCCCACGATGATAGATTCTAACAATGCTCCACGAGACAACAACGCAGACTTCGCACGTGAGATGTTGTGCCAATCCTTGTGCTTGATTTTTTCTCGATTGAAATTGTGATCGCACACGACGACGCCTTCAAGTTCTGTCGGCGACATTGACGAGATGAATGCATTGATCGCAGTGGGAGTTGACAGATTCCACGTATTGGGCCGTGGGATGTTCCACATGCTTATCGTCGTAGGATCCACTTCTTTGCCGCTGACGTTGTCGCGAGCTGCCAATAGCGTGACGCGATTCTTGTCATATGCAACGACGACCCTATTGATCGGCGAGGTCAATTCAAACACGTACGTCATGCCACGACGAAATCCGATGACGTGTTCGAGGAACCACCCGTTGATCAACTGTGGCTTCACTCCAACGGTGTCAGCGATGGCAACGTTGAATAGATCATGAAACGTCATCGTGCTGTCGACGCCTGCTATCGGAACGTCAGCATCGGGTACCGACCTGGTCGCCGTGCACCACCTGTCTGACGTGTGATCGTAATAGCAGGCGATCATCGTCCCATCGAGTTTTTCTTGGACGCTCAATCGCGGTGACGACCAATCTACGTTGGTTTCAACCTGACCGTTGTTGAAAAACCTCGTCATAGGCCATGCCAAAACAGTGGCGTCCGGAAGAGGCTTTGATTTCCAGTCAGCCGTCAACTTGACGGGTGATGCGATGACGATCCCTCTACACTCTGAGGCAACGTCATCGCCGATCTTAGCGCGAATTGAGTCGTAGTTCAACGAAACCTTTCGCATGTTTGCAGACACACGTGAATTGACGTTGTGAATTCGTTCGAGATCGTCGAACGACATGTGCTTCAACAGTCCTAGGACCTTCGGTTGCACGGCACTACGCTCCTGTCGACAATGACTTGATCGCGTCAACGATCGCAGAGACAGCGATGAAACGCGTGTCCTCGTCGATCTTCTTCACTTCGTCGTTCGTGTCATCGAACTTCACTGCACCAGACTTGCACCAACCGGTGACGTATTGGTATGCAAACACTGTCGGTTTGATCGATTTCGTGATCATCCCCGTTGACACGAGGACGGCATCGTATCGCTTGTTGTCTGTCGTGAATTCGTACCCGACCAGCTCGATCTCCATGAACTCGCCTGGCTTGATGCTCAATGACGTTTTTGTGGCTTGCACATCAGTTGAGATGTCTGCCATGTAGGCGTCTTCAGCGGAGTGAAAAACGTCTAGCGTGAAGGCCGTCGTCGGCTCGATCCTGATCGCTTTCACTGTATCACCACGTTTTGGTCAGAGTCAAATTGCAGGTCTATCACTTCGTTCAAGCGTCTTGCGATGTCTGCGTTCTGGACGTCGACGTATGACACGTCGACGAGCTTCTCTGTGACGATCGCCTGTGCAGCACAACGATCACACGCTGTGACATCATCGCGAGCGACTGTCACGAGTCGACGATCACAGCATTTGCACTTCATCGTCCCAGACGACAACAGTACGATCATGTCGTGCGTGTACATCGAGACGACTTTGATCAGTCTGTCATGAGACATGAGAAGCTTCAAGATGGTGGCAATGTCTGACATTGTTACATGTTACCACACGAGCAGGCCACATGCACTTTCATCATCAACCGGTGGGACCGTAAGGACTTGAACCTTTGCACTCCCTGCTTATAAGGCTGGGTCCGGCGCGACCTGCCGGACGGTCCCGTGATAATTATGTCATACTGTGTGATGGCAACCATGGCCTTGGTAATTTAATTATTCTCGGGTCACTCGGTGGGCACTGTGTTTATACTGTGCATCACTCCGAGGCCCGGTCAGGCCTTGGGCAAGTGATCACGTATCCTTTCAGCATCGACACACCACGAGTCGACGATCGTACCGTCGCCATCGAGGTCGAGCACAGTTATCTTTCCGACGAACAATCCACCAACGAACTCGGGCTCGGCGGAGGGCACGCATACCCACCTTTGAACCGAGCCATCTTCGTCTGACAACGACGCCTGCATCGAGACGCCGCCGAGCGTCAGCTTGATCACCACCGGTCCGTTGTATTCCATTAAGACAACGTCTGGTGTGATCGTACCGTCTAAACGTAGACGGTCTTCGTCGTTTAAGTTCCAATTGAAGATCATCGTTCTAGAACCTTTCAACTTACGTCCTTCTTTGAGCGGGGTACCGGAGTCGGACCGGTATCATCGGGACGGAGGCCCGAGGCACTTCCACATATACCAACCCCGCATCGTCACCTGTTCAGTGACTCTCTGTACGCTTTCAATGTCGACAACTCTGTCTCGAGAGCAGCAATGTCGCCCTTGACCTTCTTTTCATACGCATCCAACACCGTGTCTGTGGGCGTCCAATACTCCCACGTCACACCTCGGTAGTGTTCTGACCATGAATACACTTCACGAAGTTCTTGAACGTAATCCTTGACACATTCGTCCCTTCGTTCGTCAGTGACACCATCAGTGAGGTTGATCGGCATTGCCTCCCAATCACCTGGGCCTTCAGCGAAGTTGTGTCTATACTTGATCCAAATCATCATGTGGAGCAGACGACGGGATTTGAACCCGTACCAATGCGTTGGCAACGCAAAGTTCTACCGTTGAATTACGTCTGCGTGGAGGAACGAGAAGGATTCGAACCTTCGAGCCCCGAAGGACTGACAGCGTTCCAAGCTGTCTGCATAGACCACTCGCACACCGTTCCAATTAATACTACATAGAGATCATGTATCGTTCGTTGTTAAAAGAATATGTCGCGTTCATTCTGAATGAACACATCAACGATTTCACCATGAACATCGAATCGATGCTGAAACAACATGGAATCGTCATTGGAAAACCATTAGGGTGTGGTCTTCATGGATATGCATTTGAAATTGATGACGACAAGGCAATCAAAGTGTCGATCGCAAAAAATTTCACAATTGCAACTGAAACCGTCGCAAGATTGAAAACATTGCAAAAGGTGCAATCTGATGCATTTGCAATGATTTATGACGCTGGAGTGCTTGAGCACGTTCACCTAAATGATGAACGTTGGGTGAATAAGGACGGCGTTGCTTTTTATTACGTGATGGAACGATTGTTCAAATTGAACAAAGAAGACGCAACGTTGGCTAGGCGCTTATTGAATCAGCTTATTGCTGATCCACGACAAGCAAAAAAGACGTTATTCGTTGCGAAGAGAATTTTTCAGCGAGACGGTGATGACGTCTCGATCGTTGATCGAGTTGAACGACTGTTCACGTCGATCATCAATGATAACGTCATTCATCGCGACATCAATGCGGGTGCGCTGATGTCGAATCTAGCCGGCGATTACAAATTAATCGACCTTGAAAGCGCTAGAGCGCTTTGACGGCGGAAACGGCAGGATTCGAACCTGCGGGACCCGAAGGTCCCCCTGCTTTCGAGGCAGGTGCCATAATCCTCTCGGCCACGTTTCCATGTATGTCCTTCGTGTGTACGTGATAACAGTGAATGCACAAGGTTGATTCACAAAAGAGGCATTTCCATGCGTCTCTCACGTCAACATTGTTGCCACAGTCACACTTGATCACTTAAGACCGTACCTGACCCAAGATTTCGATCCACAAGCCGGACACACGTTGATGTACAACCCGGGACTAGTTTCAGAAGTGATCACCATCACGTGTTCAGGATGATTACACTTTGAGGAAGGTGTAGGATTCGAACCCACGGACCCCGGAGGATCTTCCGCTTTCAAGGCAGACGCTTTAAGCCGCTCAGCCAACCTTCCATTTTGAGAATCACTCATATCAGAGGAAACGGTGGGATTTGAACCCACGGACCCCGAAGGATCTATCGGTTAGCAACCGATTGCCATCAGCCTCTCGGCCACGTTTCCAAAACGATCAGTACGATGGGAACGATCGATCGATGAATTTGTCTTGAAGCTCGTGTGGCTCTGGATCGCCGTCATTGTTGGGAATGAACTCCGGATCGCACGGTACGGGAACGTTTACGATGATCGCATCTCCGTTCATGTCGTACACCTTCATCGGTGTCGTTGCACCTGAGCACAGTGGATGATTGTCAGCATGACCGACATCGTGTCGGACAATAGACGCGGTCCCTCCCGAACCTCCATCAGACGGTGACGTCTCGTCAACATCGTACGTGCTGTCGATGTTGACACATGCAACTAGCACCATTGCCACAATGAACGACGTAAATCTGAACATGTAATACAGTATGTCGCTCATAACGGTCGACACGGCAGGAGTTGAACCTGCTTGATTCCACTTGTAAGGAGGACGCCTGATCCGCCCGGCCCCGTGTCGATTGTGTCCCGTGTTGGGTTCGATCCAACTACCTCCGTCGCGTCAGGACGGCGCTCTGCCATTGAGCTAACGGGACATGAGAACCATCTATGACGACAACACATCGTCCCCAACCCGGGAACCTCACGCCGACAGAATTTGCTCTGACGAACGTGACGGTTCCTGTCAGACCTGCAAACCGATTCACCAATGCTGTGGTCGCAATAGGAGAGAGTTCCACGGCATCTCCGACGCTGAAACGACGTGCCCTAAACACAGCACGTATCGCATTGATCATCGATGCCGTGGAACTCCAAGTCACTTGGACTTCTCTCGCTTCTGCTTCTGCTTCGAAGCGGCCGACGTCTCGAGCTCTTCCTTCTGGATGAGCTTCTGAAGCCGAGCACGTTGCTTCGTCGCGCCGATGTCCTTGCCGAGGCGGGCGTTCAGCGATGCGAGCTGGTCCGCCGGCGAGAGCCGGCGCCATGCCTTGTCACGTTCGGCCGCCTCGCTGCGCTTCTGATCATTGCGATCAGGCCGCGGACCGCCACCCGAGAACTTGCGCTTGCTGTTGTCCTTGATACGGCCCTTTGTGAATTCATTCGACATCGTTGCCTCCGCAAACTCGTTGCATCACAGACACACAAAGCAGCGACCATCGCTGCGGCGCTCACGGCAGGACTCGAACCTGCATTTCACTCCAATTACGGTTGTACGGCTTAGAAGGCCGTGCCGGGTACGTGAGCATGGCATCACCGGTGGGACTCGAACCCACATGCATTCCATTAGCTTTTCGACGGTTTAGGAAACCGAGAGCATACGGTGATATCTGC